CAGGTAACGTGTCACACATGGCTGCTACCATACGTGGTAAGGCTATCAGATGTAGAGAGTATATCAAAAAGCATATTAACGATTAACAGTAATTCTATGGAGACTAATGCAACAAAGAGAACGGATCTTTTCTGGATTGATCCGAGAAACATTGACATCCAGGATGGTTTCAATGTAAGACGTGAGTTTGATCTGGATGAGCTCAAAGAACAGATCAAGGCTCAGGGTGTACTTAACCCAATAACAGTGATCCCCTATAAGGTGGATGGTAAGGAGCGTTACAAGCTGGTGGATGGTGAGAGGCGTTACCGTGCAACTATGCTGGCTATCAGTGAGGGTGCTGAGATTCCTTATATCAAGGCTCTCAAAGCTCCAAAGGATGCTAAGCCTGAGGATCTGTACATTGAGCAGATGATGAGAAACGAGGGAAAGAAATTCACTGAGTACGAATGTGCCATTATGTTCCAGCGTTTCAAGGATGAGTTTGGCTACAGCCAGGTACAGATAGCTGACAAGTTCAAGAAAAGCCCAGCTTTCATCAGTAAGTGTCTTTCTCTGCTGGATCTGCCATCAGAGCTACAGGAAAAGATCGTGAGTGGTCAGCTGAGTGTCAAGGCTGCAAGGGAGATCGCTGGCAGCTATGAGACAGAACAGGAACAGGTGAAAGCAGCCAGATCAGCCGTTAAGTCAGCACAGAGCGAGGGTAGATCCATTGCAACCAATAAGGAGGTGCTGAATGCCCTGAAAACCTCTAAGGAGGCTAAATCTGTAGCGGATGCTTTGCGTACCCTCTGGGCTTACCTTGATGGTGACAACGTGATCGACATAGACCAGATGGCTAAGCTCCTGGATAAGCATGAGAGCCTGAATAAGGCTGTGCGTGAGTATAAATCGCTGAATAAACCTGGTAAATAATGAAGATCCTCAGTTACTACTCCAGGCATGATCCTAACAGCATAGGTAGGGAATATGTGACACCGTGCCCTTACAAGCCTGGTGTTACTATTCTCAGTCCTAAATGCCGTGCCTGTGAGTACTATGATGGTGAATGTATAACTCAACACATGAGATGTAAGTATGAAGATCGAGAATCTGGAAAGAGCCTCTCAGATCAACGGACAGCTTGAAAAGTTGAACAAAATGAAAACTATGCTTTTGGATCAACATTCAATGATTGTCGTATATGAGAGTACATCATTAAATTCGAGCCACGAAAGTACATGGGATGATGAGCTGTGTAATGCTTTCAGAAAGAGTATAGCAAAGCGTATCTCTGAGCTTGAAAAAGAGGTTACAACTTTATAATTATTTAATAATCAATTAGTTATGGGAAAAGCAAAAAAAGCACAAATGAAAGAGGCCATGCTGGATGAGCAAAGCAAAGCTCTGGCAGAGGCTGGTGTTACTCAGACAAACAAAGTGGTATATCCACCGTATTTCGCTAAGCGTAAGCACCTGTTGAACGCTGGGCTGATCAAGTTGCTCCAGGAAACAGCAGACAGAGAGCCTGAGGTGGTGGATGTGTTTGGTGAGTACAAACAGGGTACTTTCCTCCATCGGTACTGTATCGTTACCGTCACCAGGGAAAACGAGCTCTGGATGGTACATATCTACAGCGGTGACAATCCGATCACCCTACCGATCATCCAGGAGGTGAGGGATAAGTACATTCCTGACTACTGTATGATGGTACAGTTCTATCCATCCAGGGAGGAGCGTAACACCCTCAAAGGGATCCAGCTCTGTGAAATGCCTGGCTCTATCCAGGAGGATGTACCAGAGGAAAATCAGGAGGCAGAGAAATGATCTATATCGGAATAGATACAGGCGTGAATACAGGTGTTGCTGTCTGGGATAACAGGCAGCGCACCCTCCTCCTGGTTGAATGTATGATGATCCACCAGGCTATGGCTCTGGTGAAAGAGTGGAAAAACAAGTGTGCTGACATTGGTACCAGGCTCATTGTGAGAGTTGAGGATGCCAGGCAGCGTAAGTGGTTTGAAAAGAAATACTCCAGGAAAGGAGAGGAGGAAAACGTGCTACAGGGAGCTGGCTCCATCAAGCGAGACGCTAAGATCTGGGATGATTATCTCAAAGACCTGGGAGTGGAGTACCAGATGGTACCGCCTAAGGGAGGAATGACAAAGTACACCTCAGAGCGTTTTCAGGCTGTCACAGGATGGAAAAAGCGCACAAATGAGCACTCCAGAGACGCTACAATGCTTGTTTTTGGCTTTTGAATGAAAAAAAACTATAAAATGTGTTCTATGAACACAGATTTTTTATTATCTTTGCAATCGAATATTCACTAAGTAAACAGTTATGGCTATAACGATCTTTATTATCATTCTGCTGGCCATCTTTACCATTTCATGGTTTCTGGGGCTCAATATCACTATAGGCAGATACATCCTGGATAATATGATGCCTACCACCTACCCAGCTAAGGGAGATCAGATAGACATCTATATCAATGGTGGCTGGAATAGGCGTGCTACCGTCACTGCCTGTTGCCAGACTTTCCTGGTGGTGTATGGTGCTGTCAGTTGCCCTATCGACTACAGAGGGCGTTTCTATGCCATTGGTACAGATGCCAATGACAATATCCTGGTGTACGTTGATAAGACGCTCTGGCACCTGGTAAAGCGTGCTGAGCAGATCCGTAAGATATGCAACGTACCTGATGAGTACGGAACTTTCCCACCGTCTGATGAGGGAAAGGCTAACTGTGAGATATTCCCTGGAGTGAAAGATCCAGCGAATGCACCTGAAATACCTGGAGAATAGGAGGCGAAAGCATGAAAGCAGGAAAGATCATATACAGGGATCCGAAAACCCTACACCAGCATCCCCACAACCCACGCAAGATCTCTAAGGAGGATTTTGCGAGGTTGGTTGATAGCATCCGTACCAATGGATTCTGGGAGCACAGGCCTGAGGCTCTGGAGGAGGTTGATGGAAAACTGTTGATCCTGTGTGGCAACCAGAGAAACAAGGTTGCAATCAAGCTGAAACTGCCTCAGGTGCCCACCATCCTCTATACTGATCTGACTGATGAGGATAGGCAGGAGCTGATAGCCAGGGATAACGTGGAAAACGGTGATTGGGAGTACAACACCTTAGCCGTTGATCCTTTCTGGAAAAGTGCTGATTATGACTACCTGGGTATTCCTCAGGCACAGCCGATGGGTGATCCAGACGATCCAGAGGAGGAGCCAAAGAAGAAAAAAGGCAAAAAGGGTAAGGAGAATGATTCCGAGGATAACGAGGAACAGAGTGAGGAGGATGCAGAAAAGGAGGATTTCTACCGATCCATGCTAAAGGATGTGCTCTACCCAGCAAACAATCCTTTCGACATTCCCACACTACTCCTGGAGGAGCAAGCTGGTTTCCTGGAAACTCCTCTTTCACCCTGGGGTGCTAACAGCAGACTGAGAAAGGATGTGGCAACGTACCATTTCTATGTGGATGATTACAGGTTTGAGGCTCTTTTCAAGGATCCTGTAAAGCTCATTATGAGTGGATGCAAGGCTATCGTGGAGCCTAACTGTAGCTGCCATGACCAGACACCTATTGCCTATGGCATTTCCCTGATCTACAAGAAACGCTGGCTTGCAAGGTATCTCCAGGAGTGCGGTGTTAAGGTGTATGCCGATCTGAACGTGTCCCACAAGTTCATTGAGTACAATAAGATGGGTATTCCGAAAGGCTACAACGCTTTCTTTACCAGGGGGCTTGATGGCTGGATGGAGAGCCTTAAACTGGATCTAAAGGTAGCCCAGGAGATCAGTGGGCTGGAACAGCCTAACCTGATCGTCTATGGTGGAGGTGATGAGATCCAGGCTTTCTGCCAGGAGCACAATCTGTTGTACGTGACAGACTTTATAAACGCTAAGAAGAAAGAATAGGCTTTTGCCACAATACAGTAATAACTAAATCGTTAATAATATGGGAAGAAACGCAGGTGGTGTAAACAATTACGCAAAGGGTGGATCTGGCAACGGTATAGCCGTTACATCTACAGGTAAGCGTCTTACCAAGAAACAGGTACAGACGATGCAGAAAACCGCTGTCTCTACAGGCGGTATGAAACACAGGGATATGGAAAAGCAGATCAACCGTGCTATTTCCAGGTATGAGGCTGTGATGGGAGTAAGGGAGAGAACTATCAAGCTGGCTGACATCCCAGGAGCATACGGTGTAACATTCATTGGTGCCAACGGATCCCAGGGTATCTATCTTTCACGTAAGCACTTTGATCAGTCCAAGAAAAAGTTTGAGGCTGACTATAAGAAAGCCAACTATGAGAGTGGATTTAAGAACGTGACAAACAGGGCTGCACAGCACACGGTGACACATGAGCTGGCTCACGCTACCTGGACGAGCTCCTACACCTCCACCAAACATAGGGCTGCTGGTAAGGAGATCCAGAAACTCTACCATTCCTGGGCTAAGGATAAGAAGAAAAAGGGCTATGGCACCTATGGTAAGACCAACGTGGATGAGTTCTGGGCTGAGGTGATAACTAAGGGTATTCACGGACGCTCTGACAAATACACCAAAAAGGCTATCGGAATTGCCAGGAAATACAAGCTGTAACAACAGCAAAACAGATATAAATCACATAAGTTTAACATAAAAAATTAGCAACAGTATGGATTCACAGAACAAAAAAGAAAAGATTGAGCTCACTGATCTGGAGCTGGCAGTGTTGAAAAAGGACATAGCAGGAGAGTTTTTCCCTCCTGAGGCTACAGAGGAGGAGCGTAAGGCTCTGAAAAGTGTGATCGACAAGGCAGACAAGCACTGTGAGGATATGGATGCCTATGATGAGATAGGTAACAGCCTTATGGTGTGGTTCCTTAACCAGTATGAGGCTCAGGAGGCTGCTGGAGAGTAACGCTTTACCAGGTAAACATGGGATCAGAGTGCAAGAAAACAGCCTCTGATTTCTTTTTATCCTGGTGATGTGTTCGGTAAACACAATCAACGAAAAAACAACGATATGGGCAGGAAACCGTTTGAAAAGGGAAACAAGGTAGGAAACCGCTTTACCTCAGAGAATCAGCCTCAGAACAGAGGCAGAAAGCCCAAGCTGTATAAGTACCTAAAGAAAGTTGTTGGTGAGAGTGTAGGCCATGAGCTGGAGGAGCAAGATTTCAAGGACATCATGCAAGCCCTGATCGAGCTGCCACCAGCAAAGCTCCAGGCTCTGGTAAGGAGCACTAAGCTGGATCCTAAGACTGGTAAGCCACTGCCTAACGAGAACACACCAGCCTGGATCCAGATGCTGGTGAGCAATATCAATGCCTGTATCAGGTATGGCAAACTGGATGCTCTGGAGTACGTTCTGGAGCGTTCCTTTGGTCAGCCTAAGCAGACTATTGAGGGCATGATTGACAGCCAGATCACTACAGCACCCAAAGATCTATCTATGCTTTCCACTGAGGAGCTGCTACAGTACAATCAGATCCTGGAAAAGATAGAGAAAGGGGGGTAGCGTATGGCACGTTTCAGGGGGATCACATTACCAACCTCACTCCAGGTAAAGATCGAGCTGTTCAAGAGAGGATGCTTTGACTTTATCACAAAGGATGGAGGGCTGCAACACGAAAAGCAGAAAGAGGCTCTGAATCTGCTAACGGATGATGAGCACGCTGAGGTGCTTTATGGTGGTGCTGCTGGTGGTGCTAAATCGTGGACTGGAGCTGCCTGGCTCCTGTTTATGAGCCTCTGTTTTCCAGAAACCAAATGGTTTATCGGACGTGCTGAGCTGAAACGTATCACCCAGAGTACCTATATCACATTCAAGAAAGTATGTACCAGGTACGGAGTGCCAGATGAGATCTGGAGCTATAACGGACAGTACAACTATATTGAGTTCTACAATGGCTCACGTATAGACTTTCTGGATCTGAAATACATTCCATCCGATCCGCTGTATGAGCGATATGGATCTATAGAGTTCACAGGTGGATGGATCGAGGAGGGCGGTGAGGTCAATTTCGGTGCCTATGACACGCTGAAAACACGTGTAGGCAGATGCCTGAATAAGGAGTACGGACTGAAACGTAAGCTCTTTATCACCTGTAACCCTAAAAAGAACTGGATGTATGATGAGTTCTACAGACCGTGGAAAGCTGGCACGCTGAAAGACTACCAGGCCTACCTACCATGTTTGGTACAGGAGAATCCATTTATTGATCCAGACTACATAGAGGGCTTGAAAACAACCTCTGATAAGGTCAAGTTTGAACGCCTCTTTAAGGGTAACTGGGAATACGATGATAACCCTAATGCTCTGTGTAGCCATGATGCTATCTGTGCGATCTTTGGCAATATCCTGGCAATAAGGACTGGCATTCACTACCTAACTGGTGATATAGCACGTTTCGGAGCTGACTATGCCAGGATCGGTGTCTGGGATGGGTGGATGCTCATAGATTACAAGTGTTTCCCTGTCTCTAAGACAACAGACATACAGACGTATATCATACGATGCCAGAAGAAATACAGGATCCCCAGGTACAGGTGCATAGTGGATGAGGATGGTGTTGGCGGTGGTGTAGTGGATAACTGTGACATTGAGGGCTTTGTGAATAACTCAGCACCTCTGAACGGTGAGAACTACCAGAATCTACAGGCACAGTGTGGATATAAGCTGGCAGATCACATCAATGCCAATGAGGTAGGTGTACTGGCAGACCTGGTGAGCCAGGCAGAAAAGGAGGAGATCACCAATGAGCTTGAACAGCTCCAGACGTGGAAACCAGACAATGATGGTAGGCTGATGCTGAAACCAAAGGCTGAGATCAAACTGGATATAGGCAGATCTCCAGACTGGAGAGATATGTTTCTGATGAGATCCTGGTTTGATTACAATGAGTATGACATACCAGATGATATAGAACGTAGATTAGGACTTACAACAGCTTAAATTAAAAGATATGGGTATTTTTAACAGTTTAGCAAACGAGGTGAAAGCTGCTATAGGCTATCAGCAGACATTCACGGAGCTACTGGAGGCAAAGGATGTTTCCAGGGCTATTAGCATGATGAAAGATTGCTCTATCCAGGCTGCAAACAATCTGAGGGATTTTGAGATCTCTACCCACAAGATCATGGAGCGCAAGGATCGGGCTGTGTTTGACAAAAAAGGCAATTTCCTCAGATGGAGTAAGAGGTGGAAAATTCCTATCCCCTACCAGACTTTCATCAATGAGATTGCCCTGGTGTTCCTGTATGGCAGACCTGTGAAATGGCTCCAGCTGTCAGAGGGCACTGATGATGCTTTCCAGGCGTACAAACAACTGAATGAGGATGTACGCTTTAACGCTGTAGTCAGGGAGGCTAAGCGTGCTGCTGGTGCTGAGGGTACGTCCGCTATCCTCTATCATGTGTACCAGGATAGTAAGACAGGAAAGCCTAAGCTACGGCTGAATGTGCTAAGCAAGAAAAACGGTGATGATATTTATTACATCAAGGATCAGTACCGCAAAATGAAAGCCTTTGCCTGGGGCTACTATCTCACTGAGGCTGGCAATAAGACCGTTCACCACCTGGATATATACACAGACGATACCATCTACAGGTGCAAGCGTTCAAATATCGGATGGGAGGTGCTGGTTAAGCAGAATCCTATAGGAAAGATCCCTGTGCTGATGTTTGAACAGGAGGTAGAGCATGATGGCGTACAGCCGATGATCGAGCGCACAGAGGCACTGGAATCAACAGACGCTGATGTGAATGATCGCTTTGCTAACCCAGCTATGGTAGCCACCTCTGAGATCCTTAACTCTCTGCCAAAGGCTGAGGATGAGGCTAAGCTGTATATCCTGAAAAATGGTGGTAAGGTTGAGTATCTTACCTGGGATCAGGCAAGCCAGAGCAAGCAGAATGAGTATGAGCGTCTGGATAAGCATATACTAAGTAAATCGTTCACTCCTAACATTGATTTTGATAACATGAAATCACTCAGCAACCTCTCTGCTAAGGCTATCCGTAAGGTGATGCTGCTGGCAGTGATCAAGGCTGAGAAACGTAAGGAAACCCACGATGGCTACATGAATCGTCACGCTAACATTATGCTGGCTATCCTGGGTAATGTTCTGGACTATGCCCACAAAGCTCAGTATGAGGCTCTGATGGTAGGGCATGAGTTCCAGGAGCCGTTTGGTGATGATGTGTCAGATACTCTGAATGACATCCTGAAACAGT